TAACAGCCGGGATATTGTGGAAGATACGCAAAAACCACGACAAGTCAAGCTTCGAGTTCAGCATGAAAATCATCGACAAGCATCGAGACGAGTTCATGTTTTGGGGCGTCAATTTCAGTGATTACAGCTTTGAAGAAAACAAGCAAGCCACAGCTACGGTTGCATGGCTTTCTCTGCTGTATCTTAATTACGAGGATCCAATAACTCGTTTCACACAGATTTTGCGGTCTAAAGGTGAAAACGTAATTCTTTATCCTGTTCGAGAAGCCGGCGACAAGGTTTCTTATGGTGAAGCTGTGGATATCCAAGCCATAGTCAGCCCAGCCCGCATAGAAGAGGTCATTTTGGAACCAGGCTACCTAATCAACGACTACCTCACCATCCACGTTTTTGCTCCAATAAGACACCACGACAAAATCCGCAGAAAAGGCGTCGACTGCGAGGTTCTAGACGTGCAAGAGTTCGATTTCCGAGGCGAAACCATGTATCGCCGAGCCACTTTGAGGAGGCTATTAGGTGCCTGAAGTTGAAGACCCAGTAGTCACACTTGTGCGGCTGCTCAAAGCAAACATGCGTGTTGTAAATGATGACGGAAGCTTAGCAAGTATTTTCGTTAGCCGCGAGTGGTATGACCGAGAACTGCTCAAAAACTACGATGGACAAGTTACTGCTGGTTTGCGGGAACCAAGCCAAGTTAAACCAATTACGCTTGATCATTCTATGACTCAACGTGTTTTGAACTTTAAAGTTGACTGCTGGGTTGTTGACAAAGAGGGAAAACAAACAGGGATTCGAACACGGTCCAAACTTCGCGAGGAAATCCTTCGCATAATCCGCGAGAAACGGACCAAGCCAAACGAGACCAGATATGATTTTGTAGGTATTGGTCAACAAACTGGGACTCATAAAGCCTACCATGCAGGCTCAGCAAGTGAATTGACTCCCGGAGACGCAGGTTGGACCGAGTTAACAGACACAGAATATGAAAAGCTCTGGTATAGCGATGACGACCGCTTTTCAAAATCTCATAACGTAAACTTAGAACACGCTATGATTCTTTTGAGATTCGAGTTTGAGACTTCTAAATATGACCCTCATGAAAGAAATGTGAAGCAGATTGTTTTGAGTTTTGAGGGTTATGGCGCAGCTCCTGCTGGAAACGGCCTCACAGTTAAAGTTTGGAATCATGTCACTTCAGCATGGGAAAGCCCAGCAACTGGCATTGGTGGAGCTGACGAGACTATCACAATAACGTTGACTTCAAACCTCACAGATTGCATTGACATGGATTCTGATGGTGTTGGCTACATCTATGTTTTAGCCAGAACAACAAATCCAAGCGATGGCGTGACCCCAGCTGTGCTCTACTGCGACCATGTTAAATGCGTCTTAACAGTTGAGGGCATAACTCACCTAAAGTTTGGCAGCTACCGCGATGTAGACGAAACTTCTGTTAAGCCGTTTCTCTGGCATAGCGAGTTTATGGTCACAGGGTGGATGTTTGAAAATGTACCCGAGACGTAGAGGTGAGTGAAAATGGCGTATGGAGCGCATGAAGCCAAAGTCTACTATGTGCAAGAAACAACTTACGGACAGACGCCAACCAACCCAAGCATGCTTGGCTTAAAAACAGCCTTCGACGTGGAACACAACATTGACCCCGGCCTGCTCAAGCTACGCGGGATTGGGTCCCGCGACCTCGACACAATCAAAAAGGGCTTGCGTAAACCAACATTGAAATTTGGATATCTTATTCCCAGCGCTGCACCTATCGATTTTCTACTGTATGCTCAGAACTTGAACAGCATGAGTGTTGAGGTGTTCTATGAGCGAGGAGTTTCAATTATAGATTTAGTTTTTAAAGGCATGAAAATAGACAAGGTCACGGTGCAGCTGACAGATATTGAAAGCGAAAATGCTGTCATAACTGTGCCAAGCGTAGAGCTGATGGGCCAAGACGTGGTTGTTGGGACCTCAAAGATCACAGGAGCAACCTATGCCGACTACACGGGAGCTGTAGCATACAATGAAAGTTACGTCAAAAAGGGCGTAACCACACTCGACAGAGTAACAGACTGGGCCTGGAGCATCGAGAACAATTTAAAACGTGTGCCTGTTATCCGCAGCACAAGCGGAGAGCTTCTAAAGTATTTGCAAGAGCGACATAGAAACTGCTATGGCGAACTGACCTTCGAGTTTGAAAGCAAAGAAGAGCACGACGAAGTTCTTGCTGACACAGAGTTTAGCTTGGAGTTTGGCCTCGGCGGCACAAACAAGGCTGTTTTCAGCAACTGCAAGTGGCAGAACGTGAAAAACGTGGTCAGAATTGAGGACTTGGTAGCTGTTAAAGCTGCTTTTGTGGCTAAAACAGTTGCTATCAGCTGAGGTGCTTAACATGCGAAAAGAAACAGTTGAACTTGACGAAAGGTTTGGCAAAGAATACACTGGCAGATACATCTTTCAAGAGATAACATGGGCTAAACGCAGCAGAATAATTCAGAAACACACGAAGTATCATCCAATAACAGGCCAAGTGCTGAGTAGCGACTACATAGCGATTCAAGCAGAAACCATATGGACAAGCCTTAAGGAACAGCCAGAAAACAAGCCCATAACCCTTGAAAAGCTGCTCAGCGAAGATGATGGCATTCCTATAGGGTTAGGCGAGTTATTCTCTCAGGTTGTCAACAGGCTCTGTGGCATAACACTTCAAGAGACTCGTTTTTTATCGGAGCCATTAGAAGGGGAAAGCCTCACCCAGCGATCACAGATTTCAGGCTCTGCAAGGAATTCGGTTGGACCCCAACCCAGCTCAACAAGCAGCCAGCCAAAACAATCAGCGCATTCATCGTAATTCTGAACGAGTTAGACAGGCAGACGGAGGAAGAGCGAAAAAAGGCTGAAAGAGAGGCGAAGTGGCGTGGCCGTTGAAGTCAGCATCAACATCGAAGGCGTTGAGGAGTTTAAGGCAGCCATGGCTAAGCTCGACTCTGGGATGCAAAGGCACGTGCACCGACAGCTTGTTAGCTGGGCTGCAGACGTCAAAGCCTCAGCCAGAAGAATAGTCCCCGTTCGCACCGGTTATCTGCGAAGTACTATCTACGCCAAAATTAAGGAATGGATCGCGGAGATAGGAGCAGAAGCCACATATGCTATGTTTGTGGAATTCGGCACACGCTACATGCGAGCCAGACCTTACCTATACCCTGCCATTCAAGAGCATCTACCAAGGCTTGAAGCCATAATCTCTGAAGCAATCGAATACGCCAAGCAGGAGGCTGGACTATGAGTTTCAGAGAAATAGTTGTTACTGTGCGTGCTGTAAACCAAGCAAGCGCCCAGTTTAGCAGAATACAAACAGACGCAGAAGCTTTGTCAGCGCGTATAAAAAGTCTTGGAGCTGCTTTTGCGGGTTTAGGAGCCACAGGAGTAGCTATTGGTCACATTGCTCATCAAATGGGTCTACTGAACGACGAACAAGCTAAAGTTTTCAATTCTGCCATGTCCGTCGTAACGGTTATGGGCATGTTCATGCGGACAAGCTGGGGCCTAGCTGTTGCTCAGAAGATCTATGCAGCGGCTACTTGGATCGCTACTGCAGCTCAAAATGCCTTAAACATCAGCTACGCGACTTTTCTGGCTTTGACTGGCGTTGGCATAGCCGTGATTATTGCTGCTGCAGCTGCCATGTGGTATTTCGCCTCTCAAATGAACGCCGCAACAGCAAGTGTCAAGGAGTTTAACGCTGCTACGGCTGAGACACCGAGAGCTGGTAGAGCGATTAGGCGTGCTGGAGAAGAAGAGCTGTATCGGAAGGGTGTAGAATATTGAGCGTAGCGCTTCCAGTTTGCGCCGTCGTTTTCGGTTCTGTCACGCCTCCGCAAAGTGATGTTTTAGAGTTGAAAGTGCATCTGGGCGCAACCAACGAGGTCTCAAGCTTCAATTGCTTACTCAAAAATTTCAACAAGAAGTACAGTCCGGGCGGAACATATCCCATTAACGTCGGTGATGATGGAAGTATAAGCATTGGAAGAGGAGTCAACAACCCACTAATCGCAACCATCACAGTTGAGGAGATCCGAGCCATATCAAACGCACTCGGAGAAAACTACATGCGTGTTTTGGGCCGCTGTTGGGGAGAACGCCTTTTCAGAAAGGTTGTCACAAAAACCTATGAGAACATGAAGGGTGAGGCTATTGTCAAAGATTTAATCGACTATTTTGTAGGCCTCAGCCATGTCCGCGATTCAACTGAACTGATAGAAGACACAGACACAACCTACACAAAATTAGAATACGAGAACACACCCGTTTTCGACATTCTAAAATACATTGCTGGAAGCGCCGACAAAGCAGGCGTCATCGGATACGATTTCAGAGTGGCGCCAGATGGCAAATTCGAGTTTTTCCCTCGTAACAGTAAAACCTCATCTGTTAGTCTTTCCGAGCGACTGGAGGTCAGTGAATATCGGAAGAGCGTTTTCCGAAAAAGAGACAAGATCTTCGTTTACGGCGCAGCTGAGAAAGCTAAGCCTCTCGATAAAGATGCTTGGACAGAAACATTGGACATTGACGGTGACCAAGTAAATGATTGGATAAGTGGGACTGGAAGTGGCGTTGTATCGCTTGACAGCGACAACAAGGTCTTAGGTTCTTACAGCATTAAACACACTACCACGGGTTCAGACTATTACGGTTCCCTGCTTTTGCTTCTTTCCAGCAACATCATGGACTGCAACAAATACCCAAGCTTACAGTTCCAGCTGAGAAAAGAAACCGCGTTCAGCGACACAACCTACCTCGGGTTGCAAGACGCTTTTGGCATGTGGGTGAACCGGTGGCTTGACATAGCATCAGATAAGAAATGGCATATTGTCCAATCTGGGGTTGGAAAGAAAAACGTCGACGAATGGACAGAGGACATTTTCAACTCCCAACCATTCGACTGGTCGCAGGTAAATGAAATACGCATCGACTGTATGTTTCCTGGAACCGGAACAGGAAGCTTCTGGATCGACAACCTCTTCTTCAACAGCGCTCGATGGAGCGCCACCTATGGGACTGGGCAACGGGAGCTTGCAGAAACAGATGAGGAACTGCACAGCGACAACGAGTGTTTGCTCAGAGCTAAAGCTTTATACGATTATCTAAGTGGTCCAGCTGAATACATCAAGGTCACAAGCGATGTCATTGACTATGGCACCACACCAATCCTGGCTGGAGATCGCATTTGGGTTACTTTGCCAAACGAAAACGTTGACGGATACTACCGTGTGGTCAGCGTAGAATACCATCTCAGAGCAATGGACCAAACCTTAGAGATCACTTTGGAACTAGGCAAAGAACCCATGCTTCTCGCCGACTACCTCTACGCCTTAAGAAGCAAGACTGGAAGCCTATCCCGCTACAAAATCGGGAGGATCTAAGCCATGAACAAGCAGGTTTTGAAGCAGATCAAGAGTCTACGCCCGGGAGACCTTATCCGCGTAGAATGGACAGATGCGAGCATAGGAAAAAGTCTGTCTTCAGGCACAGATGTGGATATCCCTGTGAAAAGCTGGGGAATATACGTTGCGATCCTTGGGAAGAAAAAGCAGCACCTCGTTTTGGCGCAGAACCGCTTCGAATACTCAAACGGTCTCTACGACGTCGACTACACATCCATCCCAATAAGCTGGACCTTAAACATCTCAGTCATTGCTGAGCAGGAAGTAAGTAGCGAGGAAGCAGCTCAGCTATTGAAATCGTTTCTGGCTGGACGCTGCCGAACCTTGAAGAGGAGGATAAGAAACCATGCGACACTTTATTAGAAAGGCTTTGACGCGAAGGATATCCGTTAAGGCCCGCAGGCAAATCGAGATTGAGCCTTCCGAAAGGCTTGTGTACGGCATGTACTTCGCCATTGCCGCTTTGATTGCTCTGACACTGCTTGAAGCGACGTACATCCTTGTCCTTCACAGCTTCAGCAGCGAAATCTTCGCCACAATCACGCTTGTGATAGGCACCATACTCGGAACCTTCTTTGGACAGAAGGGGTGAGCACATGCCTAAAGGAAAACCATGGTCTGCTGAAGAAGAAGCCAAACTTAAACAGTTAATCGATGAAGGGCAGACTCTTGAGACCATTGCAGCGAAACTCGGAAAGAGTAAACAAGCCATCCGAAGGAAGATTGAAAGACTCGGCTTAGAAGTAGTAGGACAAAAGCGTAGCAAAAGAACTACTACTTCTGGAATTGAGCTGCCCAAAGAGCTTCCAAGCGTTGAAGAAGCCTTAAAGATTTTGGCTGGTGCTCTAAACGCTGCTTCTAAGCCTGGTCTTGACCGAGTTGAAGTGCAAAGGCTTCAGGTTGTGGCTACGCTTGCTCGGACATACAAGGACCTCCTTGCCGATTACATCGGCTACCGCCAAATTGAAGCCAAACTTGTGGAGTTGGAGTCGAAATATGCAAAGCTTGCAGAGAAAGCAAAAAGGGAAAAAGCCCAAAGCCATGCGTCCAAGTGAGATACTGCCCCGGTGGTATAGGGTTCAGAAGAGCGAACGCATAGTCGATGACGCCCTAGTTGAAGAAGCCCAAAGCCTAAGCCGGGAGCCAGTCGAGTTTTTCCGCCAGGTCGTGGGATTCGAACCCACACATTACCAAAAAGAGTTCATCAAATTGTTCAAGGAAACCCAGTTTCTCGCCGCCCGATGGTGTAGGCAATCTGGCAAAAGCTGGATTATAAGCGCCCTCCTGCTTTGGTATGCCGTAACGCATGCGGACAGCTACATCGCGATTGTGGGTCCAAGCTGGAGACAAGCCAAACTCATCATCAGAAGGATATCCTACTTCGTTAGGAATCTTCCTCCAGGAATGGCTTTCAAACCTCTCAGAACTGTTGTTCGCTTCACAAACGGCTCGGTTATCGAGGCCTTTCCAAACAACCCGGACACAATCCGGGGACCCACCTTGCATGTGGTTTACTGCGATGAGATGAACTTCCTACCCAACGATGAGGAGATGTATGATGCTATACTCTTCACGCTTAGCACAACAAACGGGAGATTCGTATGCAGCAGCACACCGTGGAACAAGGATTCTATTTTCTACAAAATCTTCTTCCACGAGGGCTTCCAAGACTTTGCCAAGCACCATGTAACCTGGCAACAAGCCCTAGAGCCGAACGGACCACTAAAAAAGAAGATTCTCGAGAAGATCCGCAAACAGTTTGCAGAGGACCCTTGGCGATGGAAGCGCGAGATGGAAGCCGAATGGGCTGAAGACGAGACAACGTGGCTGCCTCAGAGTTTGATCACAAAATGCATTGACGGCGACCTTGAACTCTGGAACTTCGAAAGCCAGCAGAGAGGCAAGTTTTACGCTGGCCTAGACCTCGGCAAGCTCCGCGACTACAGCGTTTTAATTGTTGTGGAAGAGGTTGAGGGCAAATACTTGCTGAGGCACTGGAAGGTCTTCCCGTTGGGCACGAAATACGCGACGGTGATAGGCTATGTTAAGACGCTGTGTGACCGATGGCGCCGCATTGAACGCGTCAGGGTTGACATCACAGGTGTAGGGGAATACGTAGTGGAGGATATGCAAAACGCAGGCATAGAGGCAGAAGTTGAAGGCGTAACCTTCACGCTCCCCCGCAAGCAAGAGATGGCAAGCCTCCTAAAACAGCGAATGTTAGACGGCGCCTATCGATTTCCATTTGTGGAACTTCGACTCTCTCCAACAGTTTTGCTCAGCTATGTTGCCGAGTTAAACGTGGAAAGGTTCGAGCTGCGGAAAGACGGCTCAATAGCGTTCAACCATCCTCAGGGTCAACACGACGACACCTTCTGGGCTACAGCACTTGCGCTTTACTGCTCGGTGAAAATGGCTCCAGAACCATGCCTAGGAGTGGTGCCGAGATGACAAGGAAACGCGAATATTTTCGCATAAACAAATACGCGAGAAGATACGACAAAACTGAAGGAAAGTTCATCATAGACATTGGCTACGAAACTGCAACCAAAATAACGCCAAGAACAATAGCGGTGGCTGAAGCCTTCGGATTAGGCATAGACCAACACCGGAAATTCACAATTTACGATAACGTTGAGCTTAAGATAGGCCCAACAGACATTGTCTATATCACTGGGGATAGCGGAAGCGGGAAAAGCGTATTGCTGAAGGCATTAGAAAACGACATAAAACGTGACCTAAGTCAAACCGTTATAAGCATGACAGACATCCAAACGGACCCACAAAAGCCACTAATCGACACAATAGGCAAAACTTTCAGTGAGGGCTTAGAGCTACTTTCAAGGGTAGGCTTAAACGATGCCTTCCTGTTTGTCAGACGCTACCGAGAGTTGAGCGACGGTCAGAAATACCGGTACCGCATAGCCAAAATGATAGAGTCAGGCGCCCAATGGTGGATATTCGACGAATTCTGCTCGTTACTAGACAGAGACACAGCGAAAATCGTTGCGTTCAACGTGCAGAAGCTTGCCCGCCAGCTCGGCAAAGCTGTTTTAGCCGCTACCACTCACACAGACCTACTCGAAGACTTGAAACCGAGCGTCCACATTCACAAGCGATTCGGCAAAGAGGTTCAAGTCAACTACTATCCAAACAAGCTTAACTATGAATGTAGCTTAGTTAAAGAAATGCGAATTGAAGAAGGTTCAGTGGCAGATTATAGAAAGCTAAGCGTTTTTCACTACCGCACCTCTCACTGCCCAGCTCCAAGGAAAATTTTCGTCCTGAAAAGACGCGGTGAGCTTTGCGGAGTTATCGTGTACAGCTGGTCCCCTCCTAACACGTTTGGTCGTAGTAAAGCTTGGAAGGGCAGCTTTCGGCAAATGCAGAAAGAATTGAGCACGATCACGCGGGTAGTTGTGCATCCTAAATACCGCACAATAGGCTTAGGTATCAAGCTTGTGAAAGAGACCTTGCCTTTGGCTCCAACACCATGCGTTGAAACAATTGCTGTTATGGCACGCTACAACCCCTTCTTCGAGCGTGGAGGAATGCGAAAAATAATGGAAAGTAAGCCAAATCCAAACGTGCTCATAGCGATAGAAGAGCTCCGCCAACTAGGCTTCAACCCGGTGATGCTTGGCTCGGTGAACTACAACATGCAAAAAATTAGAGAAGTTGGCAGGGAAAACATTGAACCTATTTTAATCGAGTTTTGCAGGAAAGAGG